TTTCCCACGCTCTAGACGAGGTTTTATTAGTATAACTCTCCCTTAAATCAAAGTGAGTATCGAATACAACGTTACTCTTTTCCTTCAAACCAAAAAACCTTTTTATATCCTTTAAATTAACCATTTTAAATATCCTCCTTTTGTTTTAAATATTTTGAAGGTGGTAAAATTGCACCACCCCTTAAATTTACATTTGTAACCGCTAAAGCTAAACTATCGGCATAATCAGGACTTTTCGAGGGTTTAACTATCTTTAATTTATCAGTAGAAGTATAATCCTGTTTTAATGCTGTAAGGTCTCTAACTAACTTATGATTATCTGGAATTTGGATTTTAGCTGGTCTTGAAGGGTCAAAAAATTCTCTTAACTCATAATAAATTTGAGCTTTTAAATTATAAAAAATCCCTTTAGCAGTATTATTCGTAGGGGAAGCCCCAAACTTTATTGGGTTTACAGGATACCCTTCCGCTTTAAGCATATCAGTAACTCCACCACCAACCCCTACATCATCAATAATTATCATTTCAGCATTATACTCTTTAAATAACTTCTTAGCTCTAGATACAGTCCAAACTAAATCCCTCTTACTTTCAGAGTTAATTGTTACTACTTTAACATTAAACCCGTCATAAGCTACTACTGTTAATACTGTTTCATCAAAGCCTTCCCTTGCCACATCAATACCAATGCGATACTTAATAGGTGGAGTTAATTCAACATTAGTATAAATGGCCTTTTCAACCCAATTTAAGGGAAATAATGTATTTTCTGCAATTTCTGGAAAATCCCCTAATACTCTTACTTTAAAAAATGCACTATCCTCTCCATACTCATCAATCATTTGTTTAATCCATTCTGGTTTTACTCTAGAACTCTCATAACAACTAACATGGAAATTTTTCCATAAATCATTATTTTTATGAAAAACATCATAAAAGAACCCTTCGGGCCTAGTTGGGTTTCCAATAAGTAGCATTTTAGCATTAGTTGTTTGACTACCTTGAATAGCGTCATAAATATTATCTTCAATTCCCGAAGCTTCATCTAAGATAAACATTAAGTTTTGAGCGTGAAACCCTTGCATATACTCTGGTTTATCACTACTACGGCCTAATAAGAACCAATCTTTAATTCTACGGTTTTTAACATCTTTAACGTAAACTTCTACATCTAAAACGTCTAAAGAATTCCTAAGGACCATAGGCATTTTATTAATTGCTGAATGAATTTCACTCCATAAAATTTTCTTAACCTGATGGGCCGTGGGTGCAGTTGTAATAACTTTAGCATAAGGGTGAGTTAATAAAAACCATAATGAGGCCCTTGCTGCAGTCCAAGTTTTACCAATCCCGTGGCCACTTCTAACAGCAACTCTTGAGTGGTTAGCTAATGCTGTTAAAATTTTTCTTTGGTTTTTATCGGGATACTCCCCAAAAACTTCCTCTACAAATTTAACAGGGTCGTAACGCCACTCTAAGAGTTTAGCCGTAGAATTTTCAATCATTCATTTTTACCTTCTAATTCCTCTTTTTTCTTTAAAAACTCAACTGCTAACCTTCTTTCCTCAATCTCCTTATGTAGTAACTCTAATGGAACCGAAGTATTAATTTCAATAGTAGTCCCATCAAAGCGTTCTCCCTCTAACTCTAACTCATATTTAAGTAAATTAAGAAAGTCAGTAATTGATTTTGGCACTAACTCCTCGTTTTGGGCCTTTTTAAGGCCTTTAGCTATTAAAAATCTAACCATTTTCCTATGTTCTTGTTTAATATCTTTCCTATAAGCTTCAGCATCTTTTTGTAGTTTTTTTAAATGGTCTCTGGCCCTTTCCTCCCACTTATACTGTTTTTTCCACTTATGTAGTGTTGTTCTACTAACTCCAACTTCCTTAGCTGTTTCAGTTAAACTATGAGTAAATAAGTAAACTTGATAAGCATTAAGAACTTTTGAAGGCATTTCAGGATAATCAACCATTTACATTCCCCTCCAAGTAGTTTAACCATTGTTTATAAATTTCCCAAGAAATATTAGCCATCATTACTGGTGGAACACTCATTCCTACTACATATTTTACACTCATATCCCTGAAATTATAATCTAATGGAAAAGAACTACCTAAAATTAATGCTTTATCTGAAATTTCATTAGGATATTTCCAATGAGTTAATTTTGCTGCTTTTGTTGCAGTAATTGTAGGGAGGGGAGAATTACGGCTAACTTTATATGTATTAAAATAACTACCTTTAGGATGGGCCTTTGAAAAACTTTCCCCTTCCTTTGTTTTTAACCACCATTTTTTAAATGATTGGGATAAGGGTTTACCTATTAAATAAGTTCCTTCTTCTTTTTCTAATTGCCCAAATGTAATTATTTGTTTATTAAAATTTAATTTAAGTTTAGGTAATTTTAAATCTCTTCTTTGTGCAATAATAAATACTCTTTCTCTTGCTTGGGGCAATCCCATAGAAGCACTATTTAATATAAAAATTTGGGGGTTATATCCTACTTTTTGTAATTGGTGGTATATTTCAAGTAAATATCCTTTTGCTTTACCTTGAATAAGTCCTTTTACATTTTCAGCTATAGCAATTTTTGGTTGAAGTTTTTTTATTAAATCAATATAATGGAAAAATAATTCATCTAATATTTGTTCTGCTTGGCCTTCATTAAATTTCTTTTTTTTACCCCAATACTTATTACGTGAACCAGCTAATGAAAAAGTTGAACATGGCGGGCTACCATCTAAAATATCTAAATTATATAATTCTTTAGGTAAATTATTTCGAAATTTAAATTTTTGTATTGGTTCAAGATAAGCATATGTAGGATAAAGATTTTGTTTATAAATTATCATCATTTTAGGGTCAATTTCACAACAACCTATTACATTATATCCTGCTAATTTATATCCCATTGAACTACCCCCACCACCTGAAAATGTAGAAAATACTTTACTTTGATGATACCTATTTAAATGTAAATTTTGTAATAACCAACGATAATTAAATTTTAAATTAATCTTGGAATTTAAACCCACATTTGGGGCATTCATGCCAATTCCCCCCATTTTCAAAATCATCCATATTAACTTCTTTATTTTTAGAAGAATAATCATTTATAACTTGATAATTATTTATTTCATTGATTAAATTTTGTATTTCATTTTCATTAAATCCTGTTAATTCTAAATCATAACCTTGTTCTTTTAATTGATTTAATTCTATAGTCAATAATTCTATTTCCCATTCACTTTCAGTTACTTTATTATCAGCAATTCTAAAAGCCTTAACTTGAGCTGGAGTTAAATCAGAGGCAATAATAACTGGAACTTCCTTAAGGCCTAACCTTCTAGCAGCTAAATAACGCCCATGCCCAGCAATGATATTATACTCCTTATCCACTAAAATAGGCACTTTAAACCCAAACTCTTGAATAGAATTAGCTATTTTCTTAATTTGAACTTCTGGGTGAAGTTTAGGATTATTAGGGTAAGGGATTATTTTATCTAAATTAAGCATTTGAATATTCACTCTAACCACTCCCCAAGCAGTTCAATACTTTCTTCTAACTCATCTAACGTATCCCACCATTCAGAATTAAGTAAAAACGTTTTAGCCTTACTTAACTTATATTTTATTAACTCTAAATCTTCAACTTTAATTTTCTTTAACTTGCCTTCCATCCTCTTCAATCCTCCCCATTAAGTCTAATAATAAGGCCATTGCGACTACATTATCCCCATCTACAATAAAATTATAGGCCCTTCTCAAATCTTCAATTAATACTTTATTATCCACTTACACCACCCCTAATTTATTTAAATAACTCTACTTCCCTTTGAATTATAGAATAAAGCTTTTTAATTGTAGTAATATCTGAATTAAGTAATTTTGTAAAAATAATTAGCGAATAAATCTCTTTAATATCATGTGCAAATACTACACCCTGTTTTAAACTGATTAAATCTTCATTTAGGCCTAAAATTGAAAGTAATTGGGCCTTTACTCCCCCACTAACAGTTTCATTTAATAAAACATCTGTAATAATTGAAGTTAATAATGCAGTATTATAAACTTCCGTAAGAGTTAAATTATCTTCAAATTGAATTCCTATCGTTTTAAGTAAGTTTTCACTAACGTTAAGAATTGATAAAAGGACCATCTCTAACCTTTTACTTTGCTTCTCAGATAAGTTTACACTTTCACTCTCTTTCATAAATCCAGTATAAATTTTCTGTGTTATTTCATTAAGAGCTATAATATCACTTAACAATGCTAATAATACTTTTTTATACTCCTTACTTTCAGTTAAGTTAATATCCTCTTTTAACATTGAATTAATTTTAGAAAGCTTATCCTCAATAATAAAAATATCATCCTGTAAGTTTACTCCCAATAATAAGCCTGATTGCTCAGTTAAATCAATAACATCTGTAATTAATTGGGTAAAAATAGCCCCACCTAAATTAGTCCATTCCTGTAAAGTAAGGGTTTCTTGGAGTAATTGATTTAAAGTAACTGAATAATATACTAACTCATTTAAAGTAAACACATCTTCTAAAGTTAAACTTATTGTATCGGCCTTCCCCTCACTTATAGAAAGGGTATTAAGTATTGTATTATACAAATCAACCCATTTAACTGTAGTTTCGTATAGTAATATATTATCACTTATATTAATAGTATATTCATTTCCACCACTAACAGTCTTATATTGGTAAGAATATATATTAATAGAAGAGTCATTCCAATATACATTATATATATATCCCGTATCAAAAATAGCAAATGTATTATTATATTTATATGCAAATGAATAACTAAGTTCATTATTATCCATCAATGTTTCAGAAGCTTCATCAGGTTTCTCAACAGTATCCCACTCAGAGTAATACATTTTCGGTGTATATAAAATATCATATCCAATTATCTTACTAATATCATTATCACAACAAAAACGTCCAGTTCTATATGTGCCACCCACAGATAAACTTCCAACAATATAATATCCATCAAACGTATCTGATTCAATATCATATATCCACATTAATATTATAGTATGGCAAAGAAAAACATATATTTCTGTATTACCTTCCCATAATATTGATGGAAATGTTGTTTCACGACCATCAAATAACAAAATAATATCTGACCACGTGCCATCATCATATCTTATATAATATGCCTTACTGGTGTTTTTGTTTGTAAATACTATCATCGCATATTGATTATTTCCACTTATTGTAATATCGTATCTATCATATTTATATGCATAATCTGTAACATCTAAATTCAATGTAAAATCCGTATCTTCTATCCAATCACTACTTGATGTGCTTCTAAATGCCTTTAAATACAACTTTGAATCATCTGTTTTCATAATATATACAAGATATGGTTTATTATCTTTACCTACCGTTAATACAGGATAATCAATTATAGTATATTCATCAGCTATTGTAATAGTTTTATCAATATCCAAAGAACCATCATCATTTTGCGATATTACC